TTGACAATCACCAGTCAGGATATCAAACATCAGGCGTTAACGAGTTCCAATTTAGAAATTCTAACATACTTGTCAAGTACATCAGCAGACACACCTTTCTTCTCTAGACGTTCTTTACCTGTAGTATCTTCCAGGTACGCCTGGTTCAACCAGTACAAGAACTTCTCAGTGAGAACAGGAATAGTCTTGAAGTTTGCTGCGAATTCAGCATTCTTATCTTTCAACCATTCCAGAATGTGTGTAACAGCATCCAAACGTCTGTTCTCATCCTTAGCAGCAAACTCATCTTGGAAGACACGTTGTACAATCTTGCGTGAATACTCATCACAATTGTACTTCTTCAAGAACATGAGAGCAGCAGACCTCAATGGGTGAGGAATGTCAATCTTCTTATCCCAGATGAATGAATCAAGGAACAGAAGTTCTCTGCTAAACTCTTTGATCACATCGATCAGTTTGTCACCATCGTAACCACTAGTCTTAGGAAACTGTTGCTTAGAGTAGAAATGTGCTGCCCAAGTCAATCCAGTGACCTGATACAGTTTGTGGTTTGAGAACTCAATACCAAGATAGCGACCAGCACCATATGCCAAATCTGCAGATTTCTCAGTATTTGTAGTATTGTCAAAGGTATAATATAAATCACGAAGGTCAGCAATAGATGCTACCTTATAGTGTTGCGATGTCAGTTTCTCTGGCACAGCATCAGATAGACCGAGTTTCCAAAACTCGCGTCGAGTATGTGAGTCAACTAGGAATACAGTTCCTGCTTTGTATGTCTCACCATTGGTGGGATCATAAGAGTCCTGAGTCAACTCAGCAGTAGCAATAAATGTATGCTGAGGCAGTAAAATACCTAGTTTTTCTTTTGTTTTCTTGTCACGAGCACGTTTAACGTGGTTACGTTGTACTGGACAAGTCTTGATCAACAGATATTCCGCAAAGGAATATGGGACGATGCCGCAGCAATCGTCAAAGTTTTTGGTTTTCATTGGTTTACTTTCTTGATTGAACAGTAAAATCAAACTACCTGGGGGAGATAGACTCCCCCGTCTTCGCTTGATTAGAGTTTATTTATCACCAGTTGTGATTGAGAACGTTAGACTCACACAACTGACGATCAGAATGCTTGAAATAGTTGGTACGCTTCCAACCACCAGACTGGGTGAACATGTTACGGATGTAAAAGTCAAACCCACGATTGTCTTCTTTCCACTCAGGCATTGCCTGATACTTATCAAGAACTGCGCGAAGTTCTTCAATCAGACAAGCGAACAATTCACGCTTACGCTTAGAGACAACATCGTCAGAGAAATAGACAGTGGTCTCGTTATACTTGGCAGAACTGAACACATACACAGTGCCTTCTTTAGGAAGTCCACCATTATAGGTAGGATATGCCTGCTTAGAAGACTTACACTCAATGTCAACCGTCTTATCATTGTCAAGGTAAACACGGAAGTCAGGAGAATTCTGAATACCATTAGGTTGTGCCTGGTATTTGATACCATGCTTGATCAACAGTTCTTCTACCTGCTGCTCATGGAGAGGATTGTCTTGAGAGTTGGTCTTGAAAGGAAGACGGAGAACGTCTTGAAAGAAGTTTTTCATAAGAATCTCGGACTCAGTGCCCGTTGATTGACTACTCACATAGTATGGCATGAAAAAAGGGGGTTGTCAACCCCCTAGTCCAGTCTGTCAACTGTCCCCGAAGATGGGGATGATGTTAGTCTTAGCATGTTGCGTTTTGTTTATGTGCTGCTCCCACAGCGCGGCGTCTTCCAAATTGTAGAAGATCGCTTCTTGGCGGGAAGTGCCTTTCTTCTTGTTCTTCATCCACACAACTGCGTACTTCATGCCAAAATTCAGGGTAAACAACGAGATTAACATAGTGACGACCCCACCGTGAGTTCGCACTCGTAGGTAGTGGGATGTCTTTGAAACAAATAGTGATGTAATGCTCACTAATGAAAGAAATATAACCTGTGACGTAACCATATGCCACAGGTTGTAGCAGTTCAAAATCAGTCGATTTCATCGAATGCTTTACGATCCTTATTCTCTGGTTTAGGGAGACGGAACATCTCCTTGAGATCATTCAACTCAGTGAGTTGACGTTGAAGATTGTCAATTTGTGCTTGTAGAATCTGAAAGTTGTGATCATTGTTGTTCTGCATCATCAGCATGTTGTTGATGGCAGTTTTAAATTCTTCTTCGTTCATAGTAATCAGAAACGCTCAGGTAATTTATCATACTGCCATTTCTTGGCAAGATCATCAAGGTCAACCTCACGATGTCCCATCATAAGATCACGCAAATCACGAGCACGACAGTATGCTTTCTCGTGATATTGTATCACATCATCGATACAAGATAGCATCTCTTCATATGCTTGTCTGCTCGATACTTTATCATCTTGGAGGTAATCGTCGATAGCATCTTGCATACGACATTTGCGTTGCTTTTCATAAGTGTTGTCAGGTCCAAGAATAGTTGGGCGTCCTTCAAATGGGTCAATGGTCACGAGTTAAACTCCTCATTACGGCGGCGGTCAAGGTAAGCAATGATCTCACCACGCCATTCTAGCAGTTCATGATAGCATTTCTGCTCATGTGCGTCTTGACGTAGCTCATGATCTGGTTTGAGAACACTCTCATAGAAAATGTAGAAAGCATCTTTGCGTTTCTCTTGTTTGTTAGTGTCCCAATCCATGTTAGTTTAGCGGAGTCCTAGGTATTTTAGATTGTTTTGTCAGGATATCTGTATATCCTCACACTTTCTTTACGATTCAAGTCCCCAACCATCATTTTCAGGGACACAATCATCATCGTCCACACGGTCAACTGAAGCAATGTCACATACTGGCACCTCATGCTCACCTCCCACAAGATACCATGGCATGATTTGTCCATGATACTGTGGATGTGCTTGATACTCAGTAGTATACTCTCTGTCACCGAGATACATTAACTCGCTTTCGGGAATATCGTGATCGCGTAACATTGCTTGTAGCTGCAAGTGCGTCAACTCGGGTTGCGTAGGTACTTTCATTAGATCTCCATTGTTTACGAAGTTGTTGGTATTCTGGATCATATGCTGCTTTATCTCTTATGCCTTTGAAAACTTTAGCAGCAGCGGACTTTTCACAGTGTAACGCATCTGTCTCCTGAGGTCTAACTTCACCAGTTTCAGTGTATTTTCTCCCGTCATGATGATTTGCATATCGTCGGGCGCGAGTAAACCCCATTTCAAGAAATTTCCTCGCCATGTCCATACCAATGAAGTCTCCATGCTCTTTATATTCACAGAACATGGAGTATATTTTATCAGCAGATTTGCTAGCAGCATCTTCATTTATAAATCTCCAGTGAGCGCATATATCGTTAGTGTAAGGGCGTACCAGTAGCACTCCTTGCTCTCCCCTTCCAATACGATAAAGTTTGCGAGTTTCTGCGTCTGTGAAGTCAAGGTCCTCATAAGGGAGTTCATAACAAAATTCAAGCATGGGTGCCCGACTGGTGCTCTGCTACCCTAGCACAGTGTCAGACTGGTGTCAAGCAGGTTCCGAGGGTGTTCCGTTACCAAATGGGATTGTACCATTAGGAGCGACCACATATGCTTCGATGTAGTGATCTTCGTCTGGCACATTGGGTAGGTGTGGGAACCAGTCAAAACATGCTTCAGTTGCCTTGATTTGAGTGTCAAACACATAGTATAGTGTCTCTGCTTCAAACACAGCATCAATCTCTGCCTCTGGAATAATCCAGTTGGCATTCTCATCATCAATAGGATCTTTGTAATAATTATATACTACTGCCTTCTTCTCATCAGACAGTGTATGATATCTCTTGTTATTAATTACCAGGACATACTTGTCCTCATTCTTAGCAATACGAACACATAGATCGTATTCTGTCAGTGGGTTGAGTGAAATTAGTGCCATCAGTCAAAATCTCCTGCTTCAATTCTTGCGAGGATGCTGTTAAGATCGTTCGCAGTTGGGAACTTCTGAACACGAGTAACTGGCATATCATCAATGATCTCAACAGAGACTGCTGCTGCCATATATGTTACTAGTCTAGTGACAAATTTCTTATAAACTGTTTGATTAAGTTTGAAGAAGTGTTCCATATTACTTAGATAAGGATCTGTTGCTGCAGATTCATCTACCCAAGTATTCTCTTCTAAAAGAGTAGCAAACTTTGTTGGTGTCACTGGGAATTTAACATCATTTGGATGCGTGTCACCTTCCTGTTCTTGTGGAATATCTCTAAGTTTTTGTCTATATGTTGCCCACTGTGCTTTCTGCTCATCGTTAATAGGGGCATCAAGTGTTTGTGACCAATCAGATTCATCAAGCATAAACTTACGAATCAAACGAATCTGTGTCCAACTAGCAATATGTCCTTTAGCATACTTTGCTAATAATTCTTGCTCAAGGTCTTGCTCTTCAATATCTTTATATTGAACATACTTATCAAGAAGACCATCATAAAGAGCATCTAATTCTGCTGGCAAATGCTGTGATACCTTATACTCATAGGATACCCAGTTATACGTACCAGTCTTTTGATCTCTCTGGTGTTTAGTCTTATTGATAAAAGTTCTTCCATCCTTATAACGGACGAAAGTTTCTAATCTATCTCTATCAGAATCCCAAATAGGGAATAAGATAGGATTGATGTCAGAAGTCCAGTAGTCATCACTAATGCTCTTCGTGATACCATTTCTAAGCATGGTTCGATTCAGAGCATTTACATATAAATCTACTTCTGGTGATGCGTATGATCCAGTCATTAGTGTACCTTGTGAGCCCATCCTGTCAAAATGTATTTATCTTTAGTAAACACAGTATTACCTCTATGAACATGTGTCATCCCTGCTGGAAAGATACAAACTAATCCTGCTTCAGGTTTAATTCTTCTCTTTTGATATAGAAACTCAGTCTCTGCCTCCCCATCAGGCATGTCATTCAAGTAGATTGTCCACACTAATTCTCTACTTGCTGATGCAATCGAAGCATTTTCATAATGCCATTCATGATATCCGCCCTGTGGTGGTGTTTTTTGTCCTTTTACAGTAT